TACAGAGTGTTAATAAGCGCAGATGGAATAGTTAAAATAACAAATGTAGTTTTTACAGTAAGTGGTAGCTTTAATTATGATGACACAAATAACAATCAACAAACAGAAACATATACAAGTCAAACTGCATCATCTGGCGCATTTGAAACCCCTGCTATTTCAACATTTGACGTAGCAGACCAAATGCCTGATATTAAAGTTATTGATTTTGTTTCAGGTTTATTTAAGATGTTTAATCTTGTAGCTTTTGTTAATAGTTCAGGTAAAATAGAAGTTAGAACATTAGATAACTCTGACACTGCTTCTTACTATCACACAAACAATACAACCGAATACGACATAACAGAATATGTAGATATAGAAACAAAACAAGTTGATGTAGCATTACCTTATAAAGAAATAGAATTTAAATATAAAGGTTTAGAATCTTTTTTGGCTGATAATCACAATCAGTTGTTTAACGAGGAGTGGGGATCATTAAATTATAACGAAGATACAAACTCTTACAGATTGTCTGGCAGCACTTATAAAATAGAATTACCATTTGCACATTTTAAATATGAAAGGTTTCCTACTACAGATATTCAGGTAGGTTGGAGTGCTAACAAAGACCAAAACGCATTTTTATCCAAACCATTGTTATTCTACCCAATAAGAGAAACTACATCTACAGCCAATGGTGTTTCATTTAAAGGCTCATCATCTCCTAGCTCTATTACCACTTTTAATATACCATCCAATAGTAGATTTGTAAGTGCTTCAAGTGGGGAACAAAATATCAACCTTGGTGCTATGATTAACGAATACGCAGCAGTAAGTTTTAGTGGAACGTTATTTGAAAACTATTACAAGAATTATATCACAAATATTTTTAACACAAAAAATAGATTAACCAAAATAAAAGCAATACTTCCATTAAGTATATTATTGAATTATGAGCTTAACGACATATTTATTATAAAAGGTTTTAAGTATAGAATAAACAGCATAACGACAAACCTTACAACAGGCGAAGCAAACATAGAATTATTAAACGTATTATGATAAAAAACATATTAGAGATGCTTACTTATGTAGAGGGAGGATCAGAACTTATAGACATAGCAAAGGGTAAATACAAATACCCAGAAAGCATAAAAGAAGTGTATAACAACTTTAAAAAAGACGTATGGCAACAGTAGTAGAAGCAGAATTAAAATTAAAATATAAAAACGCTATTGACCAAGTAGCTGAATTAAAAAAAGAACTTGACGCAGTTAAAAAATCTTTTGAAGATAGCGAAAAGGCAGCTAAAGATTCAGAAAAGGGTGCAAGTAAGTTTGGTAAAACTTTAGGAAACATAGGTAAAGCAGGGGGTATTATATTTTTATTAGAAAAAGCATTTCAGGGTTTAAAAGCAGCGATAAATAGTAATCAACAAGTTGCTGATGCTTTTGCAGTAGTATTCGGCACAATAGGACAAGTATTTACAGAGGTTTCTAATGTTTTAGTAAGTGTGGTTACAAACATAACATCTACTACAGAAAACTTTGATGCTTTAGGTAGAGTAGTAAGTAATGTATTCAAGATTGCTATAGCACCTTTTAAATTAGCTATAGATGGTTTGGCTTTAGGTTTTTTTCAAGCACAACTTGCTTGGGAACAATCGTTTTTAGGTAGTGGAGATACAGAAAAGATAGAGGCACTTAACTTAAAGATTGACGAAACCAAACAAAGCCTTATTGATACAACTGTAGGTATAGGTGAAGCAGGTACAGCAATAGCAACAGATTTTACAGAAGCAGTTAGCGAAGTAGGAAACATAGGTTCACAAGTAGTTGAGGGTTTGAGTGAGATAAGTGTTAAAGCAATAGCAGAAAATGTTAAGGCAAACGAGCAACTAAAAAAAGCAGCAGCCGAAGCAAGAATAGTAAATCAAGGTCTGATTGAACAATTTGACCGACAAGCCGAACAACAAAGGCAAATTAGAGATAACGATTTAAAAAGTATAGATGATAGAATAGCTGCTAATGATAATTTAAAAGCTACACTTGAAGAACAAGAAAAATCTATGTTAGCAAATGCTGACTTAATGATACAACAAGCCGAGTTACAATTTAAGTTATCAGGTCTTGAAGAAGATAGGTTAGCACTACTTGAAGCAAGGAACGAGAAGAAAGCAATAGAAGCTCAAATAGAGGGCTTTATGTCAGAGCAAGAATCAAACAGAGTTGCATTGTTAAAAGAGAAAATGGAATTAGAGTTGTCTAATGATGAATCTACTGCATTAAGGCAAAATGAAGAAAGGAACTTCAATGCAGAGATGGAAGAAAACGAAGTTAGACGACTTGAAAAAATGAGAGAAAACCTTGAAATAGAAAGCGAAATAGAACAAAAAAGACTTGAAATGAAAAGAGATGCTTTTCAAGAAGGCACACAGGCATTTATAGATGCAAACAATGAATTATTAGATTTTCAACAAGCTAATGCAAACCAACAAGAAAAAATAGAAAAAGATTTAGGTGTAGCTAAAGAAACACAACTTAAACAAACTTTAGGTAATATAGCTACGATAGTTGGTAAAAATTCAAAGTTTGGAAAAGCTATAGCAATAGTACAAGCATTACAAGACACTTATGCAGGTGCGAATAAAGCATTAGCACAAGGTGGTATGTTTGGTTTTGTAGGAGCAGCAGCAGTAATAGCAGCAGGTATTGCTAACATAAAACAAATTGCAGCCTCTAAACCTCCTCCTGCACCAAACGGAGGTAGTTCTGGTGGTGGTATTTCTGTACCTGCTACATCAACACCATCTGCACCTGCATTTAATGTAGTTGGTGCAAGTGAAGCAAATCAACTTGCTCAAGCATTAGGAGAACAAGCGCAACAACCTGTACAAGCATTTGTGGTTTCTAATGATGTAAGTACTGCACAAGAGTTAGACAGAAACATTATACAAGGCGCAACTATAGGATAAACAAAAAATTAATTTAATACGTTATAATAATATGAGAATCGTAGAACTTATTTTGGGAGATGATGAACTAACAGGAATCGAAGCTATTTCAGTTGTTGAAAACCCAGCAATAGAAGAAGATTTTATAGCACTTAAAAGCGAAGAAATAAAACTCGCAGAGGTAGATAAGGAAAAGAGAATCCTAATGGGTGCTTTACTTATTCCTAACAAACCTATCTACAGAAAAAAAGGAGAAGAAGAATATTACATATATTTCTCAAAAGATACAGTAGAAAAAGCATCACAGCTTTATTTAATGAACGGTAACCAATCAAAAGCCACATTAGAACACCAACATACGATTAACGGACTTACTTTAGTAGAATCTTGGCTAGTAGAAGATGAGGTACACGATAAATCTCGTAAATATGGTCTTAATGTTCCAGTAGGTACTTGGATGGGTGCTGTTAAGGTAAACAACGAGGAAATCTGGAACAACTTTGTAAAAACAGGCAAGGTTAAAGGTTTTTCAATAGAGGGTTACTTTGCAGACAAAATGGAAAGACCTAAAGAGCCTGTAAACGACTTTGCAGACATAGAAGAAGCTGAAGCAAGTGAGATGCTGTCTGTTATAAGGTCTATAATAAAAGAGGACAACCGTTTAAAGGGTGGTAAGAGACGAGAACTAGAATCATATAGCGATTACCCTGATGCCTTAAAAAACAACGCTAAAAGAGGTATAGAATTAAACGGAAAAGTAAACAACAAATGTGCTACACAGGTAGGAAAGATACGAGCTAAACAACTTGCACAAGGAAAACCAATCTCAAAAGAAACAATAAAGAGGATGTTTTCTTTTTTAAGTAGAGCAGAGGAGTATTATGATGAAAGCGACACAAAAGCTTGTGGCACTATATCTTATTTACTATGGGGTGGTAAGGCAGGTAAGAGATATGCAGAAGCTAAATTGAAAGAATTAGGCGAGATAGAACTTGCTACAATGGTTATTAATGATGACTTTGCAATTATAGACGATAGATTAGCATACTCAACACAAGAGAAAGCCGAAGAAATGGCAAAAAACATAGGATGCAAAGGTTTTCATACTCACGACTTGGAGGACAAAGATGGTAAGCTAGTAACTTGGTATATGCCTTGTGAAACACATATCAAGCAGGATATGAAAAAATGCCCTAAAGGTTTTAAAAAAGTATATGGTAAGTGTGTAAAGATGGCAGAGGTAGGCGAAAGAGGTGGTATTCGTAAATCTCCTAAAGCACCAAAGTCAGACACACCTAACCCAAACCCAAAAGGTAAGGGTACAGCAAAAGGAGATGCATCAACAACAAGAGGTGCAAAAGTATCTAAAAAAGATGAAGCGACTTTAAAAAAAAAGTCTGATGACTTTAACGAGAGATACAAAAAGAAGTTAGGGTATGGTGTAAATGTAGGAATGTTGAAAGCAGTATTCCAAAGAGGATTAGGTGCATTTAATGTTTCGAGAAGTCCTAGAGTATCTAGTGCTTCACAATGGAGTTTTGCAAGGGTAAATGCTTTTTTGTATTTAGTAAAAAATGGCAGACCTCAAAACAAGAAGTACACAGGAGATTTTGATCTGCTACCAAAAGGACACCCTAAAAAACCATAATGGCTAGAAAGGTCGTTAGAACATATGTAAAACCAAAACGTAAATCACACCCACATAGCAAAAATGCGAGTGTAGGACAAAACAAATATAAAAAACCATATAAAGGACAAGGAAGATGAGTAAAAGAATAAGTAAAATGCTATTTAGCAAAGAGAGAGTAGAGTTAGCTTTAATTGATGATGCAGAAAAAAAAATAGAGAACATAAATGATGAATTAAAAAGAGGACAAGTAATACTACAACAAGCAGCTATAAAAGCAGAAAACGCTTTTGATTCAGCAGAAACACAAATAAAATCAGCACAAGCAGATTTAGACAAAATAGAAAGAGCTGCAAAGGATTTAGGTATTGACATTCCAAACGCAGCACAAATAAAAAAATCTTTAGATTCTGCAATATCAAATCAAAAAAGATTAAAAAGACAAGCTGAAGAAGCAAGTAAAATTTAATTATGAAAAAATTTGAAACACCAAGCAAGACAAGTCCAAGAGGTGGGCGTAGAGGTTGTTTATGTAAAGATGAAACCTATTCAGTAAAGTGCTGTAAGGGTAATATAATAAATCAAGGAATCGGCAAGATATAAAAATGCAAATATAAATTTTAACACGTTATAGTAATATGAAATCAACAGAAATCTTAAACAAAATCAAAACTTTTTTAGGAGATGAAAAAATTGAGCAAGAGGAAACTCAAGTTGAAGAAACTCAATTAGAAGAAACTTCTGAAGAAGTCAAGTTAGCACAGGCTAAACTTGAAAATGGAACAGTTTTAGAAGCAGAGGCTTTTGAAGCAGGAAACGAAATCTTTATTGTATCTGATGACGAAAAAGTAGCAGTACCAAAAGGTGAGTACCAAATGGAAGATGGTACAATGCTAGTTGTTGAGGAAGAAGGTATAATAGGCGAAATTAAAGCAGAAGAAACAAAAGAGCCTACTGTAGAGGAAGAAGATAAAACTGATGCTTCTGAAGAATTAGCTGATGAAGAAGAAATGTACGTTTCTAAAAGAGAATTTGAATCTGCCGTTGAGGAGATCAAAGGTATGATTAAAGAGCTAAAGGATGAGAAAGAAGAAATGGCACAAGTAGAGGAGCAAGTAAAACAAGAGTTAAGCGAAACTCCTGCAACAGAGCCAATCTCTCACAATCCAGAAGCTAAAGAACAATTTAAAGTAAGATTCGGAAATAACAGAAAAGAAACTGCTTTAGATAGAGTAATGAAAAAATTAACCAATAATTAAAATTAAAAAAAATGAGTGTAACAATAACAAGTAGTTATGCTGGAGAATTTGCAGGTAAATATATTGCTGCAAGTTTATTAACAGCTAAAACAATTGATGATGGTGTAATATCAGTATTACCAAACATTAAGTACAAAGCTGCGATGAAAGTAGGAGCGTTTTCAAATCTAATTAAAAACGCAAGTTGCGACTTTGACACTACAACGTCTAGCTTAACTTTGACAGAAAAGGTCTTAACTCCAAAAGAGTTACAAGTCAATATTGACATTTGTAAAAAAGACTTACACAGCGACTGGGAAGCTGCTCAAATGGGCTTTAGTGCTTTTGATGAATTGCCTCCATTATTCTCTGACTTTGTTATCGCAAGAGTAGCAGCAGAGGTAGCTTCGGCAACAGAATCAAACATTTGGAGTGGTGCAGACACAGACGGAAACTTTGAAGGGTTTAAAGCTAAATTAGCTAATGATGATACAGTAGTAGATGTTACAGCAACAGACATTACATCAGCAAACGTAGTAGCACAAATTGGTGCAGTTGTAGATGCAATACCTTCAGGGGTTTATGGTGCTGATGATTTATATATCTATTGCGCACAAAACGTATTCAAAGCGTATGTAAGAGCTTTAGGTGGATTCGCTGCGACAAATAGTGGTGTTGATGCTAAATCACATACTTTTTATAGTGGAGGTGAATTATCTTTTGATGGTGTAAAACTATACCCTACAAGTGGTATGGGTGCAAACGAAATGGTTGCAGCAAGATCAAGCAATCTTTTCTTCGGCACGGGTCTATTAGACGACAGAAACGAAGTTAAAGTTATCGATATGTCTGACATTGACGGAAGTCAAAATGTTCGTGTGATAATGCGTTATACAGCAGGAACTCAAATCGGTGTTGGAGCTGACTGTGTACTTTACACATAATAGAAATAAATTAAATTAACATATAAGAGGGTGGGTGGTATTCTGCCTACCCTTTTTTAATACCAATAAAATTATGGCTTGTATATTAACAAAAGGTAGAGCGTTACCCTGTAAATCAGGAGTAGGTGGTTTAAAAGCTGTTTACTTTGTGGACTTCGGTGGTCTTGGTGCTTTAACTCAATCAGGTGGAGAAGTATCTGGTTTTGGTGGAAGTCCAACACTTATGAAGTTCGACATCAAAGGAACATCTACACTAGATACTACTGTTACCTCATCTAGAGAAAACGGAACTACTTTCTACGAATCAAGTTTAGTTTTAAACTTAACATTCCAAGAAAAAAGTACGTCAGAAGAAATAAAGTTATTAGCAGTAGCAAGACCACAAATCATTGTAGCTGATTATAATGGCAATTTCTTTTTACTAGGAGAAAATAATGGTTGTGAGCTTACTACAGGTACGTTTAGTAGTGGTGCAGCTATGGGGGATATGTCTGGTTATGCTTTAACCTTTACGACATCTGAACAAAACCCACCATTATTTGTACAGAAATCTGTAATAGATGGTGCAACAGAGGGTACTCAAATCACACCAAATTAAAATTAATTTTGTATATTAGATAAACTTTTAAAGTTTTCATAATTTTTAGATTAGTTTTTGTTTTAAAGGGGAGTTTTTTAACTCCTCTTTTTTTATGCGAAATTTTATTTCGTGTATATGTATTTAGTTTGCAGTATTATTAATTTTAAAACTTAAATATTTTCAAAACAATTTTAATTAAATCAAACAATACTACTTTATTCGATTATAAAGTAACTACATTACAAGAGTATCAGAAAGCAGTAAAAGGCGATATAGCAAGAGTAGAAATACCAAACACTAAAGACTTTATGTATATAAACGAGAGTGGTTGGAGTTATGCACCAAACGTATATGCAAGTGCATTAGCAGGTAGAATTATATACGGAGATGTTTTACTGTTTGCAGAAAAAGATAGTGATAGTATTGACTATCTTATATCTTTGTCTGGTATTGAGTTATAGGGTTAGTGTAATAGGTAGCACGACTAATTGACCTCTGCTGATAAAAGTAATTAATTTATTAGTATGTGTAAAACAACAATGAACAGAATATAGTACTCAATGTTCTTATTAATTGGTTAGTAAGTAAAGTTCGAGTCTTTACCCTTTTTTTTATTTAAATATTTTATGTATATTTATAATGAGTAATTTTCTTTATAGGGGGTAGCAGGAGTGTTACCCCTTTTTTGTTACACAAAATTTAAACTTTGTACGTTATATAAGTATGATACACTTGACGACAACTGCATCTGCACAAACATTAAAAATAATTCCAAGAAGTTATGCTAGTACAGTCAGTATGATTTTAAGAGATGATTCAACAAACACCTCAACAACATACGGAAGCATAAGCACCTCAACAGACAAGAATTATCTAGTTATATCACAGGCATTAAGTCCTGTATTAGTAGAGGGTAGGTTTTACGATATGACAGTAAAAGAGGGAACAAGTGTAATATATAAAGACAAGATATTTTGTACTAATCAAACTATTAATCAAGCTAATAACAGTTATTATACAGTTAATAGTGGGGAATACACAATTCCAACAGGAAACGATCAGTACGACAATGATTACATAATTATATGAAAAATAAATCAGATTTAAGTATTGTTAATTTAAGCACCTATACATCTCCTGTGGTCAAGGAAGTAAGAGGCAAACAGTTTATTGAATATGGGGAAGATAATGATTATTTTTCTTATTTGATCGACCGTTACAACGGAAGTCCTACAAACAATGCTATTATAAATGGTGTTAGTGAGATGATTTACGGAAAAGGTTTAGATGCTACAGATTCAAACAAGAAACCAAACGAGTATGCTCAAATGATGGGTTTATTTAACAAAGATTGTACCAGAAAACTATGTTACGATTTGAAGTTAATGGGACAATGTGCAATACAAGTTATATACTCAAAGGACAGAAGCAGAATTGTACAACTAGAACACATACCTATTGAAACATTACGAGCTGAAAAATGTAATGAAAAAGGTGAAATAGAAGCATATTTTTATTTTAGTGATTGGACAAAGTACAAGCGAGGAAACGAATTAAAAAGAATACCTGCATTTGGTACTTCTAAAGAGGGATTGGAAATACTTTATATAAAACCTTATAGAGCAGGTTTCAAGTATTACAGTCCTGTAGATTATCAAGGTGGTACACAATACGCAGAATTAGAGGAGGAGATTTCTAACTTCCATTTAAACAACATACTAAACGGACTAGCTCCAAGTATGTTAATTAACTTCAATAATTCAACTCCATCTCCAGAGCAAAGAGAAATGATAGAAAGAAGAATCTACGAGAAATTTAGTGGCTCAAGTAATGCAGGTAAATTTATTTTAGCATTCAACGACAGTCCTGAAACAGCAGCAACTATAGAGCCTGTACAATTAAGTGATGCACACCAACAATACGAATTTTTAAGCAACGAAAGTTCTAAAAAGATTATGGTAGCTCATAGGGTTGTAAGTCCTATGTTATTCGGTATCAAAGACGACACAGGTTTAGGTAACAATGCAGATGAATTAAAAACAGCATCTATACTATTTGACAATCTTGTAATTAAAGGCTTTCAGAACCTTTTAATTGAGGGTTTTAACCAAATACTAGCTTATAATGATATATCGTTGCATTTATACTTTAAAACGCTTCAGCCACTAGAATTTACAGACCTAGAGAATGTTGTAGATGCAGAAACAAGAGAAGAAGAAACAGGAGTGAAGTTAAGTAAAGAGGATAAATTTAGAAATTCTGTAGCCCAAGAGCTTATAGATTTAGGACAAGATGAGGATGAACTTTTAGAGGAATTTGAGTTAATTGATGAAGGCGAAGTAAACTATGAGTTTGATGATGAAATGGATGAGCTTATAGAAAATGCTAACGAGCAAATTAATTTATCTACAGGAAGTGCAAAGCCTTATAGAGAAAGCGAACAAGACGGTAAAACAGAAGCAGGTAGATTATTAGGTTATACATTTTTAGTAAGATACAAATATGCACCTGAAAGAGCAACAAAAAGAAAAGGAGTTAATGTAAGTAGAGATTTTTGTAATGAGATGATAAAAGCTAAAAAAGTTTATCGTAAAGAAGATATTAAGTCAATGGACCAAAGAGCTGTAAATGCAGGTTTTGGTAAGGGTGGTGCAGCAAAATATAGCATTTGGTTAAACAAAGGAGGCACGACTTGTTGTGATACAGAAAAACAACAATTATATAAAGGTGGTGCAAGATGCCATCATTATTGGAGCAGAAGAACATATTTAAGAAAAGATGGCAATAAGAGTTTAGGTAAAAAGTTATATGATTCTGAAGCAAAAAGACGAGGTTTCATAGCACCTAAAAACGCACAAAAAGTAGCAATCAAGCCAAAGGATATGCCTTATAGTGGATATACAGCAGCATACGCAAAGAAAATAGGAATAAGTAGATAATTATGGCAACAGTTTTATTTATATCGAGAACAGATTTAGTCAAGAATAGTATCATTGATGGTAATGTAGATACTGATAAGTTTATACAATTTATTAAGGTTGCACAAGAAATAGAAATACGAAATTATCTAGGAACGAAGTTATATGATAAGATAGGTGCTGATATTTCAGGAAGTGGTTTAAGTGGTAACTATGAAACATTAGTTCAAACATATATACAACCTATGTTGATTTGGTTTGCACAGGCAGAGTATATTCCGTATGCTGCATATCAAATAAAAAACGGAGGAGTTATGAAGCACACTAGCGAAAATGCAGAGAGTGTTTCAAAGAGTGAAGTAGATTTTTTAGTAAATAAAGCGAGAAATACTGCTGAATATTATACACAAAGGTTTTTAGATTACATTGATAACAATAGTAATTTATTCCCAGAGTATAATCAAAACACAGGTGGCGATGTATTCCCTGATAGTGATTCGCTCTTTAATGGTTGGGTGCTGTGATATACAAACCAAAAAATAAAAATATAGTAAAATTAAAGAAATATTTAAATATGAATTGGCAACAAAACAATACTTTAAATTTACAAATAACATATAAAAAGAGATAGTTATGGCTTTTGGTAAAATTTATGATACTACTTATTGGGGTTCTCCTGTAGAGAACGGATGGGGTGGTATATACTTCGATTTAACAGAATTAGAAGTTTTATCAGAAGATGGACTATACTTAATAACGGAAGATAATAATAGAATAATTTTAGAATAAAATGGCAAACAAAAAGTTTTCAGAGTTTACGTTAAAAACCGATTCAGCTAATGTAGATTTCGTAGTAGGATATGATGGGTCGGATAATGTAAGAATAGCACCAAGTAATTTAAGTAGTGGTGGAGCAAGTGATTTAAATGGATTGACAGATTGCCTTGTAGATACAGATTCATTATATGTTGGGGAATCTCCTGCAAGTTTGAGTGGTAACCCACAAGGAAATACTACACTTGGAATAGATGCAGGCGTTGCATTAACAACAGGATTTGATAACACATTTATTGGTAGAGATGCTTGTAAAGCAATGACTGATTCAGACCAAATGGTTGTAATAGGTAGTGGAGCAGGACAAACAAGTTCTTCTAATGGAGATAGGGGGATTATGATAGGTTTTGAAGCACACGCTCTTTCTATGGGTTCACGAAATGTTACAATAGGTTATCAATCTATGCGTTTGAGTGGAGTAGGTAA